TGTTTAGGTTGCCGTTGCCGGGATTAGTGACTGTCGTGTTGACGGCGAAACCATTGCTGAACGTGGCCACGCCGGTGGCTCCGGCAATTCGAAAACGTGTGGTGTAAGTATCGTTTGGCGCGTTTGACCCCGCGCTAGTTGTGCCGCTGGCAATTTCAAACGCACCGTCAATTGTCTCTTGGCACGCAATTCGCCAGTTATAGTGAGACGCACTTGTTGTGCCAAAATGATATTCGGGGGAGCCGCCTAGCTGGGTAATGTTACCCGTCCCATCAAAAAGCAATACATCGCCCGTTCCGTTTAAGTGCATTCGCAATGAACCGTCGGGAGCGCGTAGATACCACGGGTTCCCCGCGCCATCCTGCAATTTCAAATGATAATCAGTTGCGTTAAGTTCGGCTGTTGCTGCCTTAACTGACCCTACTTCTAATTCTGATGCCATTTTTTAAATTCCTACCTTTCGTAGCTGCGCTCGGTGATACGTTCAACGTCCAATTCCGCTGACCAAATTGAACGCGTGTTGGCCACTCCAGTCACCGTCAAACGTATTTGCTGGCTGCCGGTGTCTGCGCTAAATACCGCATCCATTGAAGCAGTTCCCTCATCTCGCAAAACACTCATCGGTGTTGCTGCCGTAGCGTTGCCGCCAATCGGTCGCCGAAATTTCTGTTCAATGACGTAACTGGCGCGAACCGCGGCTGAGTTGTCGATATACTGCTTACAGAACACTCTAGCCGTTATGTAGTAGGTTTCACCCTCTGCCATCGGCAACACACCAATAACTGTCGGAGTCGTAGGATTGCTGTCGCTTATCGCTGCGCTAAAGTGAATTTTCCCGTCATCCGGTAATTTGCTGTCGGCGATATTAGTATCACCCCGCACATCGAATGGCGGAATGTCTACGATTACGCCGCCGGTTCCAAAAATTCTGCCGTAAGCCACAATTCCTCCAACAGTTGCAATGTGGCTAACTGTGTCGCCGTCCCAATTTGCGTGATCGCTGCCGGTCAGTTGCTTAACATTTTCCAAACCTTTGAAGAACGTGACGCCTTCATTGCCAGTATTAGCAGTTTGACCAACTGCCAAGAGTTCCGTTGACGAGTCATAGGACAAGTCACGAACAGTAGAGTGTTGCAACAAACATTTCGCACCCGCTCTGAACAACGGCCGCTCTGCCTCATAGATTTCTTTGACTTGCTGCGGCGTTGGCGCGGTTGCGCTGATGCGAACGAGGGAGAGACTCATATGCTGGCCGGTCACACTTGTGTCACTTAACCGCAAGCCGATTGTGAACGCGCTGCCGCCGCTTGGTGTAAATGTATCTGACCAAGTGCCGCTAACGTCTAACTTTCCGTTAACATAAATCGAAACAGTTGTGCCTTTGCGAGTTACCACAACTTGACTCCAGCTTGTTCCGATAGACGCTGAACTTGCGCTGATTGGACTTTGGTAACTTGTGCCTGTGTGTCTGAATAGCTGAATTTTCTCTGATGAATTTTTGCGAATAAAGAAGTCGCCAGCTTCCGGCGTTGCATCGCCTCGCCCAATAAAATCGTTTGTCGAGCCGGTCGTTGACGACTTGCACCAAAACATAATGCTGAAATCACCAGTCCCAAAATCAAAGTCGGTGTCGTTGGCGCGGCTTAAATAGTTGCTTGCGCTGAAACCGCTGAACCCAACGAGTTCAGCATTTG